TTGTACCGTCCTCTATACAGTATCTTACTGTATCTCCGTTAGATACTCCTGCTGCGGTAAAAGTCTGGAAACCGTCAACCGCTGAACCCAATGTGATTGTGCCTGTCCCCGTGGTTGAGGTTGTCATCTTGGCACGATTGACCAGTTTTACCATAGCGGCACTCCAAACTTAGATGTTAAGCAATACGAATAATTGCGTTACTTGCGTCAGCCGTTGGGAACACGATTTGAAAATCCCCAGAAGTTGATGACTTGTTAGATCCAAAATCAAGAACAACTACACTTGCATCGTTAGAGGAAGAATCATTAAATATTAATGCGCCACGAGCAGTAATCGTTGCAGATGTAAATGTTAAATCCGCAAAATCAGTCAAAGCTGTAGTTCCTGATGTTGTTGGTGTTACGTTTGTAAGAGCACCGCCCTTCGCCGCATATGTCCCAGAGTTTGATACCTCGTTAGAAGAAGTGTACGCTGTAGTTGATGCGTTAAAAGAAGCGTTGTTATCATACAAAGCTAATCGAAAAGTATTACCACTTGAGTTGGTAAAGTTGTGTGTTGCAGTCATCAATTCTTTCTTGAATGATGTGCACATAAAGTTGCCGCTAAATGCCATTTTACAATCTCCTTATAAGCTCGGCTAGTTCAGGATGACCTGCGTCCTTGAGAGCATTATACACAGTTGTACGGTCACTGTGAATAGCTTGCCTCATATAGTAGGCCACCAATTTCTCCAGATGCTTAGAGAAGGCATGAGCCTGATCCCTGATTGCTGGATGCGCTGAGTCTGATACTGCGATAATTTTTTCTACACATTGTTCAGACAATTCATCAGGAGTCAGACCCCTGTTATTTGTTGTGTTTATCTGTACTAAAGATTCGTCTTTAGGAACGCTCACATCTATCTTAAACATTACAGATCCATCCTCGGTTCACCGTCACGGTAACTATCTCTTTTTAGTCTACCCTCTCCTAGCACTATTAACCGTTGCATAGCTTCGTCAAACTTCTCTTTGTACATAGCAAGTACATCTTGTTCACCTTTCATAAACACATATGCGTTTACTAAACTGCCATAAAGCAACGCTTGTTCAGCGTTGTCACCTAACCATGAGGTGCTAGAAGTGACGATTGAAGGTGGGTCATAGTAATAATGCAGTTGAACTGAGTAGTTAGTGTCAGGTGTGGGAGCCAGAATAAAGTTCCCTGGAGAATTGGTAGATGAGAAGTCTCCATCAAACTCTGAATAGTACTTTGGAAGACCAGTCGTAGACTCATTAGGATACGCTTCACGCATAAAATTTACATCTTTTTCGATAAGAAAGGTGTAGTTACTACTGGAATCAATTACAGCAAACGAAAACGGAGCAAGAAAGTCATTAGGTCTTGCTACATAAGGATGCGATGATGTTACGTTTGCGGTAACGTTTTTCCTAAGTTCAGGAATCATTACAGTTCGATGTATTAATTCTTCCGTCTGCCGTACAAACGTAGGTATCTCTGCAACGAAAGTTGTTTCGTTGTTTTCCGTAAAATCTTGTATCGACTGTACTAATTCAGCGTAATTCATCTACTTATCCGTTTCTAGTAAACGCACCACCACGGCTTGCTGCACCCATACCACGACATTTGCCGCCCATGCCCATCTTGTTAACTTTCCCACCACTGGCTTTAAAACCCATTTTATTCCTGACTTCTGTAGGTAACTTACCCAACCCGACATTACCTGAAGGTATGTCTTTTAAATTACCACCATCTTTTTTCTTAGGAACAAGCAATTGATCTGCTTCTTCAGGTGGACTTACATCTATAATATCAGGACGCTCTTGTGGTCGTAGAGACTTTTTAACAGCACCTGATTTGCGTTTCTCACTAAATGGTCTTGGTTCTGGCTTTATTACCTTCTTTTTCTTTTTAGGTAAGTCTTTTAAGGTCTTCTTGGGGCTAGGTACTGCCATGTCTCAATCCTCGTTGTAAAGGTTATCAAATACTCTATTCACGTCCAGTGTATAGTCTAAATCACTTTTTGAATAGTGTATATGTTGTGAAGGTCTGAAATCTGGTGCACCTTCTCCAGTTTCAAACCAAGCGGGATGTGTTACTCGAACACGATTATTAGGGAGTGCTACCACGTTGCCAGTCCACTCACCTGCATCTAGCAACTGCATTACATGACTTTGTTTGTGTTGTGCAGGATCGTCAGCTATCTCACTCTCCGCATAGTCAACAGTAAACAAATACTTTGCAGGAAACATGTTACCGTCTATTTTTGCTAACCAAGGACATGGTGTAGCTCTGTCAAGAACGTATACAGCGTGTGTATAAGAAGAGCAGTCCCAAGGCTGTGCATCATGCACTGCCATAGGCTCAGGCCAATCCTCTAGCGGCTCATCAGCTACTAAAGCGGTTATCGGCATTCTAGCCCACATTGCACCACCGTGCACGTTTTCATCGCCTTCTTCATCAGCTTCACAACCTGTGAAGATAACTTGAAAGCTTAAACATCTGTTTGGCATTGTTGTTACCGCTATTGCCATAGCATGAAGAAATTCGCCGTGATACTGCTCGTGGTTATGAGTGTATTCACGACGAACCCAACATTTAAAATGCGGTATATTACTTTGTAAGTAGGGCATTATCTACGTGTTTTACCGCCTTTAGCCATGGTCTTTTTCATTTTGCCGCCGACTCTTCTTTTTACAGCCCCACCTCTAGCCATAGTTTTCTTCATTTTGCCGCCGCCCATTTTCTTGACAGCGCCACCCCTTGACATTGTCTTCTTCATTTTACCGCCTACCCTTTTCTTAGCGGTTGTCTTCTTTAGTTTGCTGCCTTTTTTCATAGCAACGGGCTTTTTCATCCTGCCGCCGCCCATTTTTTTGACAGCGCCGCCTTTTTTATAACCTTTCTTTTTCATAGCCATTTTTATCTCCTTTAGACTATAGTTATGTTACCCACCATACTACTGTGGCTTGTGCATTGATACACTAAAGATGTATCGGAGGGTTCATGAGGCACAATAAATTGTGTCAATCCTGTTGTTGAGTTGTAGTTTTCTGTAACACCTGTCGTAAAAGCAGAGCCACCACTAGATGTTCTAATCTGCAAGGGATGACTTCCTACATTAGCTGTGTTGTCTATAAGGTAAGTATGTCCTTTGTAGAAAGTAAAGTTTGGATTGTCTCCAGACGTAGCACCAGGGCCAGTAAATGTATAAGCAGAAGACCCATTTGTACCTGTTGTATACTTAGTAACAGGGCCAGTTGTTTCATCGTTGACTCGAATCCACACTCCTCCGTGCGCGAAATACAGTCCCCCAGTCGCATGCACATGCGCCACAGCGCCATGGTATGTTGACGCACTTGGTAAGTCACTTAATGCGCTGTAATAAAAAACAATCTTATTAGCACCAGAACTTACATCTATAACACCATTAGAATCTATAAGATCGGTAAGAGTCGATCCGTTTCCAAGTGCTGCATATATCTCTGTAAAGTTAGCGTTTATCTTAGTCGCGCCTGCTCGAAGGGTATCACCATTTCCATCGTTTGCGCTGCTTCCTATTCCTACACTTTGTAAAGCCATGTTCTATCCCTCGTCAAATGTGTCTGTAGTAGAGTCTAAAGTTATTGCTGTGCTGTCAAAACTTGGAGCTGCTGTTGCTACCGATACAGTTACTGATCCTACGCTACCTGTTGCAGATACGCCACCAACATTGTCTGTTTCTGTTATTGTGATAGTAACCCTACCTACAGAGCCTGTAGCGATGACAGCAGGGTTCCCCACTGGGTCAAAACCAACTATAGCTCTGCTTGCTAGCAGAGATGTGTCGGGTCTTGGGTTACGCAGGGACTGGGGATCATTTATCTTTATTCTACCAAGAAAGTTTTGAGGTTGATCAGGATCAACAACATCCCTTCCAACAAGAAAACCTGTTTTAACGCCGTTTCTATATTCAGGTACAAGGTCTTTTAGAGGGTATCTAAACCCTGTCCTGTCACAAAAACCAAAAGCGTGTTTACCTTTTGCGTAACTCATTAACCACTCATAAATGTATCGAAGGGAACAAACTTGATTGATGCTGTTTCTTCGTCTTCACCTGCTGCAAGTTGAAACTGAAACTCATACTCTTGCTTCAACGGTGCTGCCCTTGCAGCTACTTCTGGTTTTTTCATAGCTATGTAATAAGCTAGTCCAGAAACCAACGCAGGTACAAAGCGCGGTGGCACAGACGTGACTGTAGATCCTATGCCAGAAGACAACCCGTCTATACCTTTTAGTCTGTAGTAAAAAAGTGTATAAGTTGTTGTGCTATCTGGCACAGGCCACAAAGTTACTTTCGTTTCTGTTGGGAGCCTTTGGACGTAGATCTGGGTCGGCCTACCTTGCGTTTCTTTGTTGGTTTGTTGGGCGTAGGTTGCGACACTGACCCTTTGGAGGTTCGTATCGG